TTCAAGCATCTTCAAGAGAATTCAGAGCTCACATCAAAGATTGCAACAAAAGCAGCTAAGCTGAATGAGAGCAAGAAGATATCTCAGAAAGTAAGCAACTATCTTGATCTTTATGTTGAGTCAGTTCTTCCTAAGAAGACAATTGTTGACTATGGCAAGATGCATAAGCTTGAGAAGATCCATGAGAGCCTTAAGAACATGCTTCTTGTGAATGACTCTTCAGTTGAAGCCAAGAAAGAAGAGCTTACTGAGTCCTTCAACAAAGATCGTAAAGCACTTGAGACACAGATTGCAAAGCTTCAAGTCAAGTTGAATGAGTCTAACAAGAAGGCAATGGCTTTAAACAAGAAGATTGATGATCTTAAAGCAGTTGAGCTTCTTGAAAGCAAGACAAAAGATCTTCCTGCTTTTGAAGCACGTCAGATAAAGAAGAGACTCGCTGGTGCTTCAGCTGCAGAAGTTGAGAGAAAGTTCAAGAGAGTCTATGAGTCTGTGAAGAATGACATGGCAGATGCTTCTAATGAAGAGGAGACTTCAATTGAGGAAGAGGTCAAGGACATCATTGAGGCAGAAGAGGATGTCAAAGAAGATGACATTTTGAAGAACAAGCCTCACAACAAGCATGTTTCTGCAGCAAATGAGGCAGAAGATGATATAGATGAGAGTGATCTTGATGAAGCATTCCATGATGAGATATCTGAGTCTTAGATGGATGCTTGGGTGAAGAGGTTCTCGACTATCGATTGCTAATGAATTTCTGTTGCTTGGTGGCAACAGACCAAAAATAAACTAAAACAAATTAAAGAAAGAACAAGAAAATGGATTCAGGAAATCTATTGACAAACGCATATCAGAGACGCCTTCTGAAGCGTTGGAAGCCAATTCTTGAGTCTGGCAAGACAATTGAGTCAACTTCAACAAAGGTTGCTCTTGCTCAGATCCTTGAGAATACACGCAACTTCTACAAGGCACAAGGCCTTATCAATGAAGCTGGCGTGACACAGGGCAGTGTTGTTGCACCTGGTGGTTCTCCATTTAAGGATGGAAAATCAGATGGTGTAATGGCTGGTGACTACAGCTATCCATACAACGGATCAAACTATGGTGACTACTATCTTCCAAATGTAGTAATCCCAATGCTACGTCGTATCATGCCAGACCTTATGGCAAACGAGCTTGTAGCAGTTCAGCCACTTAATGCTCCAGTTGGCTATGCTTTGGCATATCGTCCAACTTACAACAAGAATGGTTGGATAAATGGTAATCCAGCTGATCGTAATCTAAATGACAAGGAAATTGGATTTGCTCCAACTGATGCTTCTTACACAGGTCTTTCAGCAAATGACAGTCGTCTTTCTGATGACATGTGGGATGCTTATGCTGGAACACAGTCTGAGCAGTGGCAGGGAACAGGTGCACCACTTGGTGAAGCATCAGAATATGCTGACATCAATCAGGGCACATATCCAACTGTTACATTCGGCCTTGTAAAGAGTGCTGTTGAGGCTAAGACTCGCAAGCTAGCAGCACACTGGTCACCAGAGCTCGCTGAAGACATGCAGGCAATGCATGGTATCGATGTTGAGCGTGAGATGGTAAACACCCTCACATATGAGATTGGTGCTGAAATTGATCGTCAGATCATCACAGAGATGGTGAAGGCAGCTATCATCGGCAAGTCAACATCTACTTGGTCACCAGCAACAGCTGATGGTCTTGATCAGATGGGCCGTCTTGCTACACTCCTTACTCAGATCACAATTGAGGCTAACCAGATCGCAATCCGTACACGTCGCGGCAATGCAAACTTCGTTGTCACAACTCCACGTGTTTGCGCTCTGCTCCAGCAGCTCAGCATGAACAAGTTCACATCCTTCAAGACATCTGCTTCAATGCCAACTGTCCCAGACACAGGTGTTGGTGCACTTGCTAAGGTTGGACTTATCAATGATGACCAGCAGCTCCTTGTACGCGACAGCTATGCAGCAGTTGGTGGTTCAGACTACGTGTTGATGGGCTACAAAGGAAAGCAGCCAGGTGACTCTGGAATCATCTATTGCCCATATGTCCCACTACAGCTCAGCAAGGTAATGCAGCCAGGTAGCTTCACACCAAGCGTTGGCGCTCGTACACGTTACGGCATCATGTCCAACCCATGGGATGCAAAGAACTACTACCACTTCATGAAGATTGCTGGTCTCACTGAGACATACAACTGGAATGGTCAGCGTTCATTCATCGCTCGTCCAAGTGCACTTCCACTTGAGGGTACGAATGACTATTCAAAGACTATTCCAAATTAGGATCCTGCAAAGAATCCATGGGGTGAGGGAACACCTGACGGAACAAAGGGAACATAGAACCCATAACAGTTCAACAAAAGTTGAACTGATGCAAATGGCG